AACCTTTTCAGGAACCGTTAGCTACGGAAGCACAAGAGGTTATTTGTACTATGGTTTTGTTGAAGACCTTGAAAGGTCACAAGCCGAAGCGACAAGTGTTATGGAGGCAAATAATTCAGGAAAGGTTATTAACTCACAAAATGAGACGATATTCATGTTTGTAAATTTTGACTTTTTAATATATAAATATACGGAGATTCCTCAGCCTTATTCGTTTTTTTACTCCAAAGATAGAGGAACTGGACTCAGTTTCCCCGATGACTAACCCCCACCCCCAACCCGACTCCCTCGAAACCCTGGTCGAAACCGTCCAGACCCGGCAGCTTGCTAACCGCATGGCCGCCGCCGAACGGGAGCAGGAGCGCCGCCAGCGGCCTAAGCCATCGCGCAATCGCTAAGACGGAAAGCTGCAGACGTAGTTGCTCGCGGGCGTGATGCCCCGATCACATGAAGAAACGATGGATTGATCAGTTCACCCTCCAGGGCCCTGAAGCTGGCAGCGAAGGTGGCGCTGGTGGCGGTGCGGGTGGTGCTGGTGGCGCCGCAGGGACTGCCGATCCCGCCCCTGGCGGTGGCGAAGGGGATGGCGAAGGGGATGACCTCTCCCGCGTCAAACATGCCCTGCAGCGTGAACGGGAGGCCAACCGAGAAAAGGAGCGCCGCGTGGGTGCCCTAGAAGCCCAACTGCGGGAGCTGTCCACCACCAACCCCGAGGCGGTGCGGGCGGCTGAGGCCAGGGCCAAGGAGGAACAGGCGCGGCGGGAGCTGATCGAGCAGCAAGCCCAGATCAAGGAACAGCAGATTGAGGAGAAGTACAGCTCCCAGCTAGTGGGTCTGCGCAGTGAACTTGACACTGAACGCACGGCCCGCCAACGGGAGCTTGTGCGACAGCAAGCCGAGAAAGCCTTCATCGGCGCCAAGGGTTCCACCGTGGTTTCAGAGATCGACCGCAGCACCCCCTTTGATTCGGTCTGGGGCCGCTTCGGGGATCACTTCAAGCTGGAAAATGGCTCTTTGGTGGTGGTTGACGCCAACGGCAGCCCCGAAATTGATCCGGATACCGGCAGGCGATTTGAGCCCGTCAAATGGCTGGGTCGGCTGCAATCCGATCCCGTCTGGGGGCGCAACTTCGAGCCCGCCATGGGCAGCGGTGGCGGGGCACGTACCGGGCGTGATGGCCGTGTTGTCAGTGGCAAAGACCTGATGTCCATGCCTGTAAGCGCGGCGATTGCGGAGGCTTTTTAGTTAATCCCCGCTGACGGCTTAGGGGCCTGGGAAACATCAAGCAACAGGGATTGACTGATGGCGTGATGCCTGATGTGGTCCCAATCCAAACAGCTCGGCGTGACGCCCTGCAATGTCTTCCCGGCGTGATGCCACCCCTTTGACCTTCACCCGAACCTCCCCCCAATGGGACTAACACTTCTGGAGGCCGCCAAAGTTGATACCAATCAGCAACGGGTGGCCGTTATTCGCGCTCTTGCCGAAAGCGAGGTAATCCGCCTCGTACCTTTTGTCAATGTGCAAGGTGGTATTGACTACCTCACCGAAGCCGAGCTGCCCGGTGTTGGGTTTCGTGGTATCAATGAAACCTACGAGTCTACCTATGGCGTGCTCAATCCTGAGTACGAACGCCTCAAGCCGTTTGGCGGCGACATTGATGTGGACATGCATCTCATCAAAAACAATGGCCCTCAGGTAAGGGCTCAGCAAATCGAGGCGAAGCTGCGATCCATGCGGCTAACGCTTGAGGATTACATGTTCAACGGCGATGAGTCGGTTGATCCTCGCAGCTTTGATGGCCTCAGGAAGCGGATTGGCACCGACAGCTCTCAAGCCTTTAATGCCAGCGGTGCATTTTCGCTTGGCTTGCTGGATGAGCTGATTGACGCCGTGGATGGCGATAACAAGGTTGTCCACATGGGCAAGTCGATGCGGAGGCGCCTCACCGCTGCTAGTCGTAATTCCACTATCGGTGGATTCCTGACTACCACGCGAGACGAGTTTGGCAAGCTCGTCACCACTTATGGCGACACTCGGATTGTCGTCACTGACACCAACGCCCAAAACGTGACCATCCAAGGTTTTACCGAGGATGGCAGCACCACCAGTGTTTACTGCGTCGCCTACGGCGATCAGCAGGTCACCGGCATCCAAGGTCCCGATTCGGCTGGTGGGTATGGGGTTGACGTAAAGGCATTCGGAGAAGTATCCGATGCCCCAGTGGATCGCACCCGGATCGAATGGTCTGTAGGCCTTGCGATTATGAATGGTCGCAGCGCTGCCCGCGTTTACGGCATCACCAATGCCGCAATGACCGCCTGATCATTGCCCTATTTATTCATCCATCCCCTGACTAATTGATTCATGGCACGCGCAACAGGACTGGCCCCCCGAAGGGGCTATCTACTGGATGCAACGACCGTACTGGTCGGCAGCGTCCTAGCCGGCGCCCGTGGCCGTCCCGCCGAAACCCGCACCGGGGCCGCTCGGCTGCTCACTACCAATCTGGCAGCCCAGAATACCTGGAAGCTTATCGCCTCCGGTGGCTCCAATAACTCCGCTGGCGGCTACATCCTGCAGGCCGCTCACGTTCCCGAAGGCGCTGTCCTAAGCGCTGCCTCCGCCTACGCCAACATCGGTGTGGTCACCGCCACCGCTGGCGTGATCAACGAGGTAGTTGTCGGCGGCAAACAAATCCGTAGTGCCGTCAAGGTCGCCGGTTCGGTGACTGGTGACGTTCGGGTGGCTGCGGTCCGGGTGCGCCCCGGCACCGGCAACCTGGCGATCAGCAACGTGGCGCTCACCACCAACGTCGCGACCATCACCCTATCGGCTGCTCATACCATGCTGGTCGGCGAGGTTGTCACCGTGGGTTGCTCCAACCCGCTGGTGAATGGCACCTTTACCATTACGGCGGTGACTTCCACAACCTTCAGCTACGCCAGCGTTCAGTCCAACATCACCAGCGCATCGGCGACCGGAACTGTTACCAACGGCGCTGCTGTGCCGGTTGGCACCAACACCGTGGCCCTTGTTCCCGCTGAATGACCCGCTAAGCGGTCAATGACTCCTGGGGCCCTGTGGGGCCCTTTCTGCTATCTATCCTCATGAATTTCCCCATTGGCTACGGCCACGACGCAAAGTCACAACAACAACAACAACCAGCAGCCGACCCCGAGGCCCAGGAACCCGCTGCGGAGCGCTTGACGGCATCGCAGTCGGGACTGACCGGCTCCACCAAGCGCAAGCGAGCACGGGTGAACGGCGGGCGGTTTGCTGCCGACGATCCGGCCACCGTGGCAGATGAGGCGTGGGTGGAAAGCTAGGGCAGCGATCTTTGCCGCTGAACAAAGGAAACCCCCATGGCCTTTCAATTTTCGACAGCGGCGCGTAATGCTGCGTTAGACGCAATCGAAACAGCAGCGGGTACGGCCCCGACCCTGACGATTCGCACGGGATCTGTCCCGGCCAACTGTGCGGCTACTCGAGCAGGCACGGTACTAGCAACACTGGTCCTCCCGTCCGACTGGCTGACAGCTGCGTCAAACGGATCAAAGGCTATATCAGGTACCTGGCAGGACTTGACCGCAGATGCCACGGGAACAGCGGCGCACTTCAGTATTGATCAAGGCGCCACCTGTCATATCCAAGGGACAGTGACTGCTACTGGTGGCGGCGGTGATATGACAATCGACAACACATCGATTGCTGTAAATCAACAAGTGACCATCACGGCATTCACCTTGACCGCTGGCGGTGCCTAATAGCAATAGCTTTCACGATAAAGAGGCACGCCTATGATCCTACTTAATTCCACATCCGACAAACTCCGGGTTGTCACCGGGCAGGCGGGAGATATTCGTGTCCATGCGGCTTTTGCTGATCTAGCAAGCGGGACGGTGACGGTGGGTCGGTTCAATACCGCTATCTCTACCGCGACGACGACTGACATAGTGGCAAGCCCCGGCGCTTCGACTTCGCGGGCCGTGCAGTTCGTGAACATCTGGAACGATGGCGCGACGGATGCAAACAACATCGTTATCCAGCACACCGATGGCACAACCACGGTTGACCTGTATTCGCTCTCGCTGCCCGCGCAGTCCGGGATCGTCTATGTCGAAGGCGAAGGATGGACGGTCACGGGCAATTCGCGACCCACGAATATCCAGGTCTTTTCCACAAGCGGGACGTGGAACAAGCCGACCAGCTTTAACCCGTCAGTCGCGCTTGTTCGCGTCTGGGGCGCGGGTGGCGGCGGAGGCGGCGGGTCTTCGCTTGCAACTGCCACAACCACCAAAGGCGGCGGCGGCGGCGGCGGCGGGTGTTTTGTCGAACGGATTTTCCGCGCAAGCGAGCTTGCCAATAGCGAGAGCGTCACCATTGGCGCGGGCGGTGCCGCCGGGACGGGTGCAGCGGCGGGTGGCTCAGGTGGTGACGGCGGAGTAGGTGGCAATACGACATTTGGCGCGCTGTTGACCGGCTATGGTGGAGGCGGTGGAAGGGGTGGACAAAACTCTGCGGTTGCGACTGGCGGCGGCGGTGGCGGGGGCGGTCACTCCGCAGGATCGTCGGCAAGCGGCGTAAGTGCCGGTTCAGGCGGTCAGCCAGCAGTGACGGGGCCGGGCTTTGATATTCAGGGCATCAATGGGGTTGCTGGCTCAGGTAGCAACTATTTCGGCCACTACGGCGGCGGGGGCGGGGGCGGGTCTACCAATGCGGCTACTCCGGGATCAAACGTTGGCGGCGGCTCGCTATATGGTGGCGGCGGTGGCGGGAGTGGGGGCTGCACGAGCGCCGTTCCGGCAGTGACCAACCCAACTGCGGGCGGCGGGCCTGCATCGGCTGTTGGAACCGGCGCTGCGGCTGGCCTTTCTGGTCCAGCGCCTACGCCCGGTGATGCAGGTGCGCCAAGCAACGGGCTTGTCGGCGGTGCCGGAGGTGGTGGTGGCGGTTCTACTGTGCAGGCATCCACGGACGGCGCGGCAGGCGGCGCGGGCGGCCTTGGTGGTGGTGGTGGTGGTGGTGGTGGCCGTGGCAGCAATCCGGGCCTTGGCGGCGCGGGCGGCGTCGGTGGTGATGGCTACTGCGTTGTGATTTCGTGGTGATGACATGATCTACCTGGCATCAACCTCCGATAAACTGCAAGTCGTCACATCCAGCGCAAACGCGGTCTATGTTCACGCGACCTTTACGGACCTGTCCGGCACGACTGTTGCGCCGGGGCGCACCGATACCAGCATATCGGCGGCCACCACGACCGATATTGTCGCTTCACCGGGTGTATCAACCACGCGCAAGATCAAGTTTCTGAGCCTGTTCAACGACCACGCCACAGCGGCGCAAGACATCGTTATTCGTCACACTGACGGCACGACTGCGGTTGATCTGTGGGCCGGGTCTGTGCCTGCACAGACGGGGCTGACGTTTGCCGAGAAGGGCGGGTGGCGAGTATCCGTGCCATTTCCTTCGGCAGACATCCAGACTTTTGACGCGCCCGGTGGGACTTGGAGCAAACCCACCGGTCCCCGCACGGGTCTGACCTTGATCCGGCTTTGGGGCGGGGGTGGGGGAGGTGGAGGCGGTGCCTCGCTGGCTACAGCCGTTGTCGCAAAGGGCGGGTCAGGTGGTGGCGGCGGATTGTGCATCAGTCAAATATTCCCGACCGATGAATTACCGGACCAACTGCGCGTAGCCATCGGTGCTGGCGGTGCTGGTGGTGTGGGCGGCGCTGCGGGGGCGGCAGGCGGCAGTGCAAACGCAGGCGGGTCGTCTTTTGTCAGATCGCCCGCAATGATTCTTCTGACTGCCTTCGGCGGTTCTAGTGGCGCGAGCGGAACGACCAGTGCCGTGAACCTAACGGGCGGCAACGGGGGGGGCATTCATGGTTCATCTGGGGGTGCAGCCGGCCCAGCGGCATCGGGACAGCCAAACTCAGGCAGCACATCATCGACTCTCGGCCCTTCGTGGGAAGGCGGCGGGGGCGGGGGCGGGTCGAACGCCACTACTCCCGTGCCGCTGACGACGCAGGGCGGCAATGCCCGGTTTGGCGGCGCAGGTGGCGGCTCTGGTGGTTGTCACAGCAGCGTCCCGGACATCGTAAACGCAACAGCGGGCGGCGGCACCGGCAATAGCGTTGGCGTTACGGCGGGCGGGCTTGGTGGTGCGGCGGGCACGAGCGGCGCATCGCCCACGGCCGGCGCAAACGGCATTGACACTACCGGCATCGTAGGCGGCACAGGTGGGGGCGGTGGCGGCACAACTGTCACGGCATCGACGGCGGGTGCCAATGGCGGCAATGGTGGCAAGGGCGGCGGCGGCGGTGGTGGTGGTGGGGTTGGCATGAACCCCGGCGTCGGTGGTAATGGTGGTAATGGCGGCAATGGTTTCGGGTGGATTGCGACATGGTGAACGTGAAGAAGTTTGCATTAGTACGCGCTGCAGATGGTTGGGTGTGGAATACATGCCGGTGGGACGGCGAAACGCCTTGGAACCACCTGCCGACCGGCATTGATGAAATCGAGTGTCCTGAATATGTCGGGCCGGGCTGGTTTCATGTCGATGGTGACTGGCAACCACCGCCCCCGCCAGAACCGCAAAACGAGCCTTTGCCCGATCCTCCGCCGGAGGAGTGACCCATGTCCCGGAAAGGCGCATTTAACGCAACGCTCGAGCCAAGGGCATGGTTTGACAGTAAGGCGCTGCCGGAAGGCTGGTTTGCGGATGATTTGATTCCTGCGCCGTCGGGCGGTGTTGGTGGTATCACCGGCACCGCCAGCGGCACGATCGACTTCACCGGGTCTGCGACTGGCACTGGCAGGATCTCTGGTTCCGCCAGTGGCGTTCTGGATTTCACAGGTGCGGCCACAGGCACCGTTGCGAATTCCGGTATCGCCAGCGGCACATTGCCGCTCACGGGAACGGCAACGGCAACGGCAACCGCACCAATAACCGGCACAGCTGCGGGCACCTTGCCCTTGTCCGGTACGGCCACAGCCGTCACTGGAAATGCGCCGGCCAGTGCTACCGCGTCCGGCACCCTGCCCCTTGGAGGCTCGGCAACGGGTGCGGTAGCCGTATCTGGCTCTGCTGCTGGCATCTTGCCCCTTGAGGGGGGCGCCACTGGTGCCGTCACCGTATCTGCGGTGGGTAGTGGCACGCTGCCCCTGTCTGGCACCGCTGCGGGCGTCGTCGGCACCGTTCCGATCACTGCCACGGCAGCAGGGACACTGCCGCTTGCCGGTACCGCTACGGGCAAGGTCAACGTCGATGGCGCCGCCAACGGGACGTTGCCGCTCGCTGGTGAGGCGACCGCTTCTGTCAACGTATCCGGCTCTGCCGCTGGCATCTTGCCACTTGGCGGGACTGGCGTAGCAGCGGCTTTGCTCAGCGCGATTGCTAGCGGCACGTTACCGCTCACTGGTGCTGCTACTGGAGTAGTAGTCACGACAATCATATCCGGGGTGTCGGCGGGAGACTTGCCCCTTGGCGGGTCAGCGGCTGGCGCAGTCCGCGTTATCGGCTTGGCGAATGGTGTCCTTGTGATCACCGGCGCGGCAACGGCAATCGGGCCGGTCCAATTTGCCAGCCGCTTTGCATTCCCTGGTGATCCAGCCAATGGCGGAAAACTAGCTGTATCACGCCGTGGTGGACGGCTCGTAAGATGAGGTTTTGATGGAAACGTTTTACATTAAGCGTGACAATACGTCGCCAGCCATACGGTACGCGCTGAGCCCTACGACGGTGGTGCTGACGGGGGCGACGGTGCGCTTCCAGATGCGGGCGCGACGATCGCGTGGCGGGGCTACTGTGATTGATGCTGCGGCGGTAGTAGTGATCGCAACTGGCACGCCAACGGTGGAATATCAATGGCAGGCAGGCAACACGGCCAATGCTGGCATTTTTGAGGCTGAGTTCCAAGTGACCTATGCCGATGGCAGGAATGAAACATTCCCCAATGACGGATTTATTTCTGTAAAAGTTTCGGAAGACATTAGATAGATGAGCACTTGTATGATCTGGAAAGCTGAAACAAATCGACACAGCTTCAACAGGCTGTTGAGCATGGATCTGAAAGATTTTATCGACATGGCGGTGCCGATGACGGCGTTGCACCTGGTCTTGTTCCTGCCGGCGTGGTGGGTACTGACCAAGAATCCCACGGTAAGAGGTTGGATGGCAGTGAGGCTGAAGCCGTGAGCGATCAATCAGCAATCCAGACAGGGGGGCAGAGCGAGGTAGCTGCTGTCCTCGGAATGATGGCAACGGCTTGCGGTCGCCTAGCCAGCGTAGAG